GTTTCCCAGTCACGATCGAACTGCCCCGAAGATCGATTGGGGAGCGATGGGAGCACAGGAAAATGTGTCCCCGGAGTTCATTGATCGTTTCGAACGGACGCACAAGAAGCAATTGGAAACGGAACAGAAGGCAGCCATGAGTAATGGTTCGCTGGATTAAGTTCTCCCAAATTAGTTATATCTGAATACCCTAAATCGCACAGCGACGGGTGAGGAGTTTTACAATGGATTACACAAATTTGATCGACCCAGCAACACAGGAACCTGGTGATCTCGACCAGCTGACAACGGATTTGACAGCAGAAGTCGCAGCATCACAGCCAGCTACTGACCCGAATACGGGTGAACCAGTAGTTGCACCTACAGCCGACCCATCAGACCCTCTCGTAGGAACCAAGTTTGAAGGTAAGTCAGCTGGAGATATCCTGGAGGCATACAACAATCTGCATTCTGCATTCGGACGCCAGTCTAACGACCTAGGTGTTCAGCGTAAGCTTACAGACCAGTTGCTTGATCTCAAGCGGACAACCGATCTGTCGGACAACAGCCCAGAACCTATCGAAATCGATAGCGGACAGTTGATTGACAACCCTACTGCTGTAGTGAACGACGTACTGGGTAAGAACAACGAAACTGTTCTTAACCACGTAGACAATCGTTTGAATCAGCTCGAAGGAACACTGCGACAGCAGGCGTTCATCTCTAAGCACCCTGACGTTGAGCAGGTCAGTAATGACCCTAAGTTTAAGTCATGGTTGGAAGCTTCACCTATCCGCACCAACGCAGCTGAACAGGCTCGTGCTGGTGACTGGGACATGGCCGATGCACTCATTAGTGAGTTCAAGACAGCCAATACAGCCCCAGTGCAGGAGAGTGCAGCACCAGCCGCAGACCCAAACGCAGCAGCTCGACAGGTAGGACTTGAGACGGCCGCAACAACTGCCGTAGGTGACACCCCTGAAGGCAAGGTTTACAGCCGTGCAGCTCTCATGCGTATGCGTGTAGAGCGTCCCGCCGAGTATGAAGACCAGGCATTCCAGTCTGTAATCATGAAGGCATACGCCGAGGGTCGCGTTAAGTAACCCATAAAACCCAACCATTCACCATAGTTTTTAGGATATTAAGACATGGCTACATTTGACAATGCAAACGCGATTGTCAGCACTGCCGTTGACCAGGGATTCATTCCACAGATGTGGAGTGATGAAGTGATCGCGGTCTACAAGAAGAATCTTGTAGCAGCTAACTTGATCCGCAAGCTTAACCATAACGGTAAGAAGGGCGATACGATCTACGTACCGACTCCTGACCGTGCGGCAGCTAGCGACAAGGCAGCAGCAGCAGCTGTAACACTTATCGCTCACGGTTCTGACAACCGTGTAACAATCACAATCGACAAGCACAAGGAATACTCACGCCTTATTGAAGATTTCGCTGACGTGCAGGCTCTTGCCTCACTTCGTCGTTTCTACAATGACGACGCGGGATACGCCATCTCACGTGCTGTTGACTACGACGTGATCGAAGAACTTCTGGGTCGCTCTTTGAGCGGAACAGTGTTTGACGCATCTGTTGCAGCCAACACGTTGATCGACCAGGCCGTTACAATCGCAGCTGGAACCGTCATTGACGGAGCTGGTGCTTTCGCTAACGCTATCACAGACGATGCCACAGGTTACGCTTCAGTAGCTGACGCTGGTATCCGAGCAGCTGTACGTCTTCTTGACGTTGCAGACGTTCCTCTAATGGGACGCGCTTGGATGGTTCGACCTGAAGTTAAGGAAGTCCTAACGGGCCTACCTCGCTTCACGGAAGAAGCTTTCGTTGGTGAGCGTGGTGGAGACAACACGATTCGCAACGGACTTGTCGGAAACACATACGGTATCGAAGTGTTCGTAACGAACCAGCTACCGGGTGTTGAAGCATCTGACGTCGAAGACAAGACTAACGGTTACGCCTCTGTATTCGTACAGCAGGACGCCGCTGTTCTTGTTGAACAGATGTCAATGCGTTCACAGAAGCAGTACAAGCAGGAATTCCTGTCTGACTTGCTGACAACTGACACTATCTACGGTAAGCGTCGTTTGCGCGACAGCAACATCGTAGTTATGTTCTCAGAGAACGTAGCGTAAATAGTTTGGGTGGGGCTTCGGCCCCTCCCTTCTTCGTGTACATTATTTGACCTTGTTCATAAATAATGAACGCAATTAATTAGTGTACAGGAAAAAGGGATATGGCAGCAACTGATCGCAGATACTCACGTGTAGGACACAGACTCTCATCTCATGGGGACCTGAATCTTACCAACGTGGTTGACGGAGAAGTGCTGACTTACCAGGCAGCAACTGATTCATGGATCAATGCAGCCGCTTCGGGTGGTAACGCTGGTCTACCATGGGATACTCTAGGGTACGAGTACGATATCTCCACTGGAGCAGGTAATCCAGGTGCAGGTATCCTTCGCACAAACAACAACTCGTTCGCCAGTGTATCACGTATTTACGTAAGTGATACAGATACTGACGGTGTCGACACTGCAGACGAGATCTTTCCAAGCATCCCTGTTGGGGCTGTTGTTGTTGTTCGAGATCCCAACGATGTCACTGCTTGGGGACGATACATTGTAACCAATGCTTTGGACTTTGCTGGGTATTTCCAGTTCTTCGTAGATCATGTGGAATCTGGTTCAACAACCAACTTCGCTGATGCAACTGAGATCGAATTCGTAGTCACACGAGTCGTACCTCTGCCAGCTGGTAACAACACAGGTGATCCTCTGAGATGGGATGGCAGTGCTTGGGTTGCTCCGACTTCGTCACAGATTTTCTTTAATTTCAATACCCCACCAACTGGTGGTAGCATCGAAGTCAACAACACAGCTTCTACTACCGCTGAGCGAGCTATCCTTAAGGGTATCTATGGTGTAGCTGGTCAGGGTGCCTTGTGGGCTATGGACAGTGCTGGTATCGAGGGATTCCATCTCTACGGTAACATGTCTACCAGCCCAGAGACAGCTGATTGGGGAACACACGACCTCAACGGTACGAAGACGCGAATCTTCTACATTGACACCGATGCAAACTTCACCTTTGATGCCAATGGTGGACTGTACATCACAGAGAAGGCAGCTGCTGACGCAGACATCACAGGAAGAGGACAGCTCTGGGTAGATAGCTCGGATGACAGTCTGAACTACGTCACAGAGGCTGGAGTCAACTTCGTACTGAACGGAGGGACAATCTCTGATGGTACAACAGTTAACAGCATTCCTCACTGGAATGGATCTAGTTGGGTTGAGCAGACAAATCTGCGTGTTACTTCCGCAGGTGTACTGACTCTTACCACAGACGATATCACCCCACTATCTATTCAGGGGGACATCAACGCTTCCTACAGCGTACTGGTTGATAACGCCAACAACGGAACAGTCAACTCTGCACGTATTCAGATCAGTTCAGGTGACGCTGACTTCGCGATGTTCACATCAGGTAGTGGACGAACTGGATCAATTGTTACTGGTGGACCGACAGGTGCTCAGGGTACACTTCGTATGTTGGGTGCTCATCCAATCGTTCTTGGTACTAGTAACACAGCCCGGGCTATCATTCAGAGTACAGGTGAGTTCGACATTCTGTCTGGTAACAGACTGAGAATCTTTGACTCAACAAACTCGGACGTTATGACTATCGAGCACAACGGTACTGATGTCAACGTAGACTTCGTCAACACCCTGGATCTTAACTGGAACGATGATGTAGCTATCAACTTCGGAGCTACCCCAGGCAACGCACTCAAGTTTAACACAGCTCGGTTCTTTGCTCGACAGTTTACACTAGCTGACGAAGCGACTGAAACCTTCACTGTACCATCTCATGCATTGATTGTGGTTATCAACAACTTCAACTCAACTGCTATGTGTACCGCGTTGTTTGCCTCAACGCAGGCTCCTGTTAATCTTATGACTGGTGATGCTACACAGGCTGGTGGTCAGGCTGCTGTCTCACTTGGTACAGGAGTTAACCCCGACGTAGACGGTGACGCTAACTACTGGAAGTCAGCTTCCACGACATTCAACGTAAAGAATCGACTGGGTAGTTCACGTATCTTCACAGCGTACATCTTTAGCGCAATCAACTAATCGAACCGCTCCCTCTCGGTAGCCCAAAAGTCACATACGTATCTGAGCGTACGATACAAGGAGCAGCAAGTCTTCGGACAGATGGACCTTCTATTTGACGAGTTGCCGAGAGGAACTAATTTCATTCTTACAAGAGTAATACGATGTCAGTAACATATCGACAGATGATTAACCGCGTACTCAACGTCCTTACTGAGGACGAAGTAGCCGCTTCTGCTACGTCACTTGATACACAGTATCTGCGACTGATCGGGCAGTTCGTTAATCTGATTAAGGAAGAAGTCGAAGACGCCACTAACTGGCGTAAGCTGCGTCATGTAGAATCTGTCACAGTATTGGCTGGACAGACATCAGTAACTATCCCCAACACAAACGAGCGTAGTCGCCTTTACCGTGAGCATAATGAGCTTGCTGGAAATGAGCGGCCGCTCGTTTTTGACATCACAGATTCGAATTCTCCGTTCCCGATTGAGGAACGTGACCTTGCGACTCTTTTGTACCAGCGTACACTTGACCCTGGTGCCACAAACACATACTTCGTCTGGTTCTCTATTGATGACACAGCCGGAGACACCGTGGACCTTCAGGTCTACCCTGCCCCAACCACTGATCGTACTATCTCCATCACTATGATCTCACCACAGGAACGTATCGCGAACGACACTGCAGGACTGGACACAGAGATCCTTGTCCCAGCTCGTCCCGTTGAGTACGGAGCTATCTGGTTCGGACTAGAAGAACGTGGGGAAGAACTTGGAGTCAATGCCATCTTCACCGAGAAGAAGTTCCGTGACGCACTCGACGATGCTATCGCTCGTGATGACGCTGAACAGGGTGGCCTTAACCTGGTACCAGTCTAATGGTTGCTCAGATTCAGCCAGTTAACCTGGTTGCTCCGGGTTTCCTTGGGCTTAACTTCTCTCAGGCCAGTAACCTACTGTCCCCGAAGTTCTGCACACAGGCACAGAACTGCATCATTGATTCAGCAGGACGCTTGGGTGCTCGCTCTGGTTGGAGTCTTCAGACTACTACACCACTCGCGGGTACACCAGACATCAAGTCTATCTGGGAACGTCGCACAGGTGTAGGTGGTAGCGAAACAATCTTTTCATATGATGGTGGTATCAGCAACGATATTGCAGACCCACTGACAGGCGACATCTCAGGAGCGGTAGTAGATGCGGACGGACGATGGTGGTTCCAGAACTTCAACGAGAAGACGTTGGGATTCCAGGATGGCCAGAAGCCTATTGTCTACGACGGGACAGGCACTTTTGCAACTGTCGTGGAGAGTTCCGGTACTGCTCCTACTTCTCACCGTGGTATTGCCCTTACGGCTTACGGTCGAGTTTGGGCTTTGGGTGCTGACGGTCAGACCATTCAGTACACTGGTCTCTTGGATGAAACGAACTGGGGTGGAGTAGGTGCTGGTAGCATCGACATGACCTCAGTCTGGGCTGACGGTATGGACGAAGTAACTGCCATCGTAGCCTTCAACGGAGGACTCGTAGTCTTCGGTAACCGCCACATCATCTTTTGGATTGATGGCCAGGGAGCACAGCTTGGTATTGATCCGGATAACATTTTTGTAAACGATGCAGTAACTGGTACGGGTTGCGTATCACAGTGGACGTTGCAGCCAGTCGGTGAGACTGATCTGCTTTACCTTGCACCTAACGGTGTACAGAGTATCCAGCGTGTGATCCTATCCAACTCGAACCCTGTACTGTCGTTGAGTAAGAAGATTCGTAATAGCCTGATCGCTACGATCAAGGACATTACTGACGTAGATACCCTACGTAGCACGTACAGTCCGATTGATGGATTCTACTTGCTGACAATTCCCGCGCAGGTAGCACCTCAGATCACAGGACAGACGTTTGTACTTGACCAGAGATTCCGCTACCAGGACGAGGAGAATGATCTCCTGAGTATCGTGACTACATGGACTCTTGCTCCCACTGCGTGGCTGGCCAAGGATGACTTCACACTACTGCTTGGTGACACTGCAGGAGTGGGCCTCTACAAGGGTGCAACAACTGACAATGGAACTAGCTTCCGCTTCATCTACCAGTCACCATGGCTGGACTTGGGTGAGGAGTTCGCTGACAGACTGAAGATGCTTAAGCGCATCGGGTCTATTCTATTCGTCAAGAACAACACAGACATCGTATTCAAGTGGAACGTAGACTTCGACGATGGCTTCAAGAGTATCACCCGACAGGTAGATGGCGATGCCAGTGCCGAGTGGGGTGGAGGAGAATGGGGAGCAGCTGAGTGGTCTGGTGGACTTACTTTGCGAATCCTTAAGATTCCTGCCCGAGCACGTGGACAGTATTTCAGACTCGGAATTGAAGCTGACGTTAACGGAGAGTTTGCTCTACAGCAGCTTGAACTATTTACTAAGATTGGACGACTAGCCTAATGAGTGACTACACACAGATTGTAAACTACGGACCAAAGGACGGACTCACTTCTGGTGATCCCAACAAGCTTATTCGTGGTACTGAGATCGATGCTGAACTGGCAGCTATCGCTGTTGCGGTAGCATCCAAGTTCGACGATTCATCAGTCAACGCATTGGCTGGTCCTGGTCTATCAGAAGCTGGCCTGGTACTAACTGTCGGTGCAGTAGCCGCAGGTGGTATCCTGGTTAATGCCGATGACCTTGAACTAGACATCGCAGGCTTGACTACTCAGGGTAGTGCCGCTGCTCCAGGTGACTTCGTCGCGATTGAACTAGCTGGTGGTGGTAAGCGTAAGCTGACTGTAACCAACCTGGTATCCGGTACTGGCTTCACACCTACTTCACGTACACTGACTGCCGGTAACGGCTTGACAGGTGGTGGTGACCTCACTGCTGACCGCACATTCGACATCGGTATCCTTGGTGATGGACTTAGCGTAGCAGCTGATAGCATCTCCTTGGTGCAGGCTACTGAGTCTGCTATTGGTGGACTGGAGATCGCTACTCAGGCTGAAACAGACGCAGGATCTGACGACACTCGTGTTGTTACTCCCGCGAAGCTGGCAGCCTTCACAGGACTTGGATCTGTCATCGAGTACGATGAGCAGGGCTTTGACCAGACTGTCAACAACTCGACTACACTGGTTAACTCTGCCATTGCATTCACGAACATCGCGACTGGTCGCTACAAGATCACTGCACTGCTATACCCACGTGACGTAGCTGTATCTAACTGCGGAATTCGATTCGCATTCGCTACAACAGGTGTCAGCACGAACAACATGATGCGTTCAAGCTACGAGTTCGGTGTAGCATCTTCTGGTACACCTACGACGGATATCCAGGGACGTATTACGACTGTTCACAACTTCCCTTCACTTGATGCTGGAGCAACACGCTCGTTCATCATGGTCGAGGGTACGCTTGACGTAACCAGTGGTACCAACACAATCACATTGCAGTTCGCACAGAATACTGCGCAGGTCGGTGACCTGGATCTCGAAACTGGAAGTTTCGTAGCACTACAGAAGCTTGACTAATGGCAAACGGACACGCAGCAGCAGCATCGTTCCTGTCTAAGGTCGGTACTACACTAGCCACAGCAGCCATCCTTGGCTTGCTCAGTGGTGGTGTGTGGATTGGTAACATCGAGACTCGTCTGGAAGCAGCCGAGACTGAAGTCGAGAAGGCTGAGGATGACCATGACAAGATCATCAAGATCGAAGCAGACCAGGAACAGATTAAGGAAGACATCGAAGAGATCAAGGATGACCAGCAGAAGATTCTTGACGCTGTGAATGAATTGATTCGGGAGTCACACCGAAGTAACTAACACGGAAGGGGAGAGCCATGTTTCAAGTTTCACGAGCAGTACACAGCCGAGCAGAGGGATCGATTGACTTCGAGATTATCAAGTTCGGTAAGCACATCGGGACCTGGTACTTCCAGCCCATGTGGGGTAACACCTACAACGTACACCTGGACCTCGAACGTGGGGACCTCACTCGTGAATGGGTAGTACATTCGTTTCACGTCGCACTCGAACTGCTCAAGTCAGCAGTCCCAGTCACACACATCGCGGCCTGGTGGCCACATGAAAACACAGGCATTCGTAGAGCAGCTATTGAAGCTGGCTTCGAAGCCATGGGGGAACTCCCCGATCTAACATTCTACACCTTGGAGATTTAACATGCCAGCAGCAATTCCAGCAATCATCGGTGCAGGTGCTTCCATCATTGGCGGTAAGCGTCAGTCGGATGCCTTGTCAGATGCTAGTGCAGCTGCCCGTACTCAGCTTAACCCCTTCGACGTAGTCGGAGCAGGTGGCATCAACGCACAGTTCTCGGACGGAAGAGTCCGGACTGATCTTGGTGACCTGAACCCAGTACGACAGGGACTACGAGACTTCTCCTTGGATCAGCTACGCAGCCTTGGTGGTGGTAACCCATTCGGCGCAGCTTCTCAGACATCTAACTCATTCGGACAGTTGGCAGATCGAGGCACAAGCCTATTCGACGATCAGTTCCGATTGAATCAGACTGAAGGTCGAGCGATTAACGCAGAGCGTTTCGCAGATCAGAACCTTCGTGATGCTCAGGGTCCTTTCCAGGGTGGCATCCAGGATGCAGTCTTCAACAACGCACAGCAGCTACTTGGTGGTCTCGACCAGACAGGTACAGAAGCTCGTGATGCAGCACTCCAGAACTTCCGTGCTCAGGCACAGCCACAGAACGAACGAGCAGTCAACAGTCAGTTGAACTCTCTCTTCGGTAGTGGTCGTCTTGGTACGACAGGTGGGGCCAACGTCATCGGTCGTCTTGCCGAGTCTCAGAACCAGCAGGATCTAGGATTCCAGCAGGCAGCCTTCGGTGAAGGTAGAGCTGCACAGAATCAGCAGCTTGGTCTCGCACAGAACCAGATTGGTATTGGCCAGGGACTTCGTGGTCAGCAGGATCAGCTTCTTAACAGTGCGTTCAGTCGCTTCGGACAGACTCTGGGTACAGCTCAGGACTTGAACAACAACCGATTCGACCGTGGACTCCAGGGTGCTGGCTTCCAGGCTGGACTACTTGGTCAGCTGTTTGGACAGCAGACACAGATCCCTCAGCTTCAGCAGCAGTTCCAGGGTGGAGGTCTTAATCAGATCCTCGCTGGATTGCAGGGTATCGGAGGTCTTCAGGACCAGGCTCTTAACCAGTTCGGTGCAGGACTTAACGCTGAGCAGGCTGCAGCTAATGCTCGCATCGGATCAGGTAGCAACATCGCTGCCATCGCGCAGAACAGTAACTTCGGTGCTTCCCCATTGACAGGATTGGGTGGAGCCTTGATCGAGAACGCCGGTTCAGTCGGTGACTTCTTGGGAGGAATCTTTAACTAATGGCTGACTTCGGAAACTTCAAGATTGAAACACCACAGGAAGTAATTGCCCGTACACGCAAGCAGATCAGCGTAGGACTACAGTCCCGCGATATCAACCAGCGTAACCAGGCAGCTTTCTCGGGTGCTCTCCAGGCTATCTTTGGCAATCAGGAAGTCAAGGATGCCGAGCGTGTGAATGAAGCTCTTACCAACGCTACGACTGGGGTACGTGATCGTATCCAGGAACGTCGTGACAGTGGTGAAGAGATCTCATCCCTTGACTCTGAGATTGATACGCTTCGCGCACAGCGAGACGTACTCCTGCAGAACGGTAACGCAGAGGCAGCCACACAGGCTACTGCTGCTTTGACTAAGCTTGGTATTGCACGAGAGGAACAGGATCGGCTACGTGCCAGAGAGACGAGAGCACAGAACGTCACTGATGCACAGCTGACATCCATTGATCGTAGCAACGAACGTGCTGCAGCCGAAGGGCTGTTGATGTTCCATGAGCAGAGTGATGGTACCTTCGAGGCTTTGAATCTTGATGACCCTACTCAGCTTGCACGTCACCAGACTCTTGTCCAGGACGGGAGCTTCCCGCGTACTCAGGTTCAGGTGAACAGCTTGGAAGCTGCTAAGCAGGTACAGGCTGCTCGTGCTAAGAACAACACGGTAGGTGTCGGTAAGAAGCTAATCGAAAACACATTCAAGAAGATCGACGGAGCTCGGGAACTTATGGTATCTAGCAATGCGATCTTGAACATCTTTAAGGACGACCCAACGGCCGGAACAGTAGGTTCTAAGGCTGCTGGTAAGATCGACAACGTCCTATTCCAGCTACGTGATGCTGGTAACCTTATCGCTGGGAAGAGTCAGGGTACTGACGGAGTGAACAACTTGGTCGCCAATGACCGCTTCCTTGAAGGTGAGTTCAGCAAGCGTAACATCAACAACTCCCGAGTTCGTGGTCTTGTGACAGGGGTAGCTTACAGCTTGGCCCGTGCTCGTGACCCGGGTGGACGTCTGTCTGATGACGACTTCCGTCGTGCTCTTGACATGATTGGTGGTGAAGGCCAGGTTAACCCTACGGTACTTGCCGCTACTCTTCAGGATCAGATCGCTACACAGGTTGACCCACTTAAGATGAGCATTACAGCCATGGGTGACGTGGCTGGTGGATCATTTGACATCGGGCTTAGCCAGTTGAACACTCTTCAGGAAGAGTTCACAGGTTTGAGCACCAACCTGACACAGCAGGTCAACGAATTCCAGAACATCAATTCAGCATCGAGTGAGACTCCTACCCCAGAAGGTACGACTCCACTACGTGTGACTATCAGAGGGCTTGACTAATGCCAGGTATCGAGAACACAGAACGATTCGTCGTTAACGGACTACCGTTCCGTGTCGATAAGCAGGACGGTGTCAGTCGTGAACAGCTCCAGGAAGCCTTGACTCAGCGTTTGCAGGGTGAGGGTGGTCAGGAACTATTCATCAGACGTCAGAAGTCAATGGGCTTGACTGACGCTGACCTTGAGAACATCCGTGCTCAGGAAGAGGGACGTGTGCCGAATGCTATTACAGCTGAGACCTCAGGGAAGCTTGATCGCTTCCTAATTGGGGCTGGACGCTCATTCACAACGGCTGGACGCGGAGTGCGTCAGCTATTCAATCGTGCGACAGGGGACACTGTAGAGCTTGAGAAGCTGCAGAAGACTGAGTCCGACGAGAGAGAACTGTTCGATCAGCTAGATTCACAGGGTATCGGGTTCGAAGATGCTGGACAGATTGCTCCAGACCTTATCGCTTTCCTTGGATCTGGCGGATTGACTTCTCTTGCCCTCCGTGGGGCTGCCCTAGGCGGCGTACAGGCCACTGGACAGGGGGAGGACCTAAGTGATCGGTCTATCAATGCGCTCGCTAGCGGCGTTCTCAGTGCGGCTGGGCCTGCTGCAGCACGTGGTATTCTCGGAGCCTTCCGGGGTACAGCTCGACTTGCAGCTCCTCTGGCTAACGCAGTACGCGGTTTCGCTGGTGGAGAAGGTGGTCTCATGGGTGGATTGGGTCGTACTATCGTAGACTCAGCCAAGGCTCAGGCTACAGGTAACCCTGCCCTGGTGCAGATGGGTAAGATCGGTCTTGATCGTGCCAGCACACTAATTCAGCAGATGAACTCTCGCGGTAAGGAAGGTGTCGTGATGAACGCTGCCAACGCAGCACTGCAGAAGTCTATCAAGCAGGTCAATGGACAGAATGTCCTGGACTTCGCTGGCTTCTCTGGACAGCTTGCAAACCTTGGCCGTAGTCAGTTCAACAAGGAGCTCGGTAAGACCTTCGGTCCTCGCCTGGATCTCCTGCGTACAACTTTCGACGACATGGCTCGTCTAACTGAGCTGCCTCCGCAGCAGGCGACAGCCGTACTACAGAATATCATGGGTAGTTCAGAAGCGAGAGCTCTGGCTACTGCCTTCACTCGTGCAACTGAACCACAGGCGAAGCAGTCACTGCTACGTAGCTTGGTGACAAGCTCAGCAGCTGCAGCATCTGGAGACAGTGCAGACTTGGCACAGGAAGGACTCACACAGGCGCTATCAGAATGAATATTTGGGGGAGAGGATCACAGCGGCAGCTAGAAACAGTTGACCCGCTGTGATCGTGACTGGGAAAC